ATAGCCGGATTTGAGTAGGTCGTGCAGCACCCGGTAGGTGTAGCGTTCTTTGTTGCCCAGCAGTTCAGCGATCTGCTTGGCTCGGTATGGGCGGTCGCATAGCAACCTGTAAACCCTTACGGCATCGGAGGCTCTTCTCATCGGAAACTAACGGCTATGGACGCTTTGGTGGCCTTGGCGGTGCAGACAGGAACCTGCTCGCCTGTGGATTCGTCAAAGGTAACGCTCTTGCCGGCTTGCCGAAAGGCTATCTTGAGCAGTTCCTCCCTCGCTTTCATTTGTGCTTTAAGGTCGGCATACACTTCGTCTTCCTCGTAGTTCGGGGTCAGGCTCCCTTCCTTGAGGGTTATCTCTGCACCGAAGGCGGAGAAGGTTTTGCCGTGCTTGGAGGCTTCGTCGGCTACGGTCTGCTCGGTGGCCTTGATGGTGGCTTCAAGAGCCTTGACGATGGCCTTGAGCTTGATATGTGCCTCCACCGGGTTGACCTCTCCGTCTTTGATTCGGTCGGTCAGTTGCTGGGCTATTTGGGCGATTTCTGCCTTGCAGATGTCAGCCTTTGGTATTGTGATGAGAGTTGGGTGAATCATGGCTTGGATTTGAAGGCTTGAAATACTTGGTTTAATGCCGGGGCGCAATAAATTCCTAAGGCATCGCATAGGCTGACATACTCGCCAACGGTTAGGTGAATGACAACAATTTTGTCGGTCAAGGCTTTTATCAAATCCTCTCCAAGGGTCGGGTACTGCTCTTTGAACTCAAGGAGTTTCTTAAACTCCTCGGCATTCATTTTTTCAAGTAGGTTCATTGTTTTGCGAGTTGGTTTTGGATGAATTGGATGCCTTTCTCAAAGCGTGCAGGGGTCATGTGGTCGATGTCCTTCATGAACTTCGCCTGTTGCTCCTTTGGGAGTTTGTCAAGCAATGCAAGGAAGTCGGCCTTTAGCGTTGCGGTGGTCAGTTCGTCGTAGGAAGGGACCAGTCCGAGTTTGTCGTTGAGGTCCCCAAGGTTCTGCTGGGCGATAGCCATCTGCACCTCGTTAGAGGATGCGATGCTCGTTTCGATACCGATTCCGATGCAGGCCAAGGCACGGCCCCAAGCAGATGTTTCGCAGTTCTCGACGTAGGAGGTCTTGTTGATCATTGATGAGGTCCTGTCCTCGGAGGCGTGGCCCGTTGCACGGATGCGACCTTCGTTGTCCCGGATGACTGCACGGACGCAGCAGCGGTCGGGTTGTAGGTCAATGAGTTCGGATTCCAACGACCAGCCAGCGTAGGCAGGTTCGTTGCGGAAGTACAGGAGGCGTTGGTTGACTTCAACGTAGTCCTTCCCTTTGATGTTGGTTGTCTTGAATTTGTGCATGGTTTTGAGGTTTAGTTGGTTAGGAGTGCGAAGATGAATCTGCCGAAGAAGGCGATGCCGAGGCAGGCGGTCAGCAGGATGTAGCCCGTTGCGAGGGCTGCTTTGAGTTTGGCTTGGGTTTCGTGGTTCATGGTTTTGAGGTTTTGTGGTTGGTTTGTAAAGCAAAGATAATGCAGTCCAATCTATTTTGTGCCACCCTGTAGCAAAAAAATTATTCATCCCCCGTTTTATTGCGATTTGGGGCTATTTCCATACATTTGTACAAACCTAACCCATGCCCGAATACCACTCCCTCCGTCCTGCCAAGGCCCTCACGAACGCCCTTGAGAGGCTGATGATCGCCATTGACAACGCTGATCTTGAAGGCAACCACGCCCTGCTCTTGGAATACCGGAAAGCCTGCGAGTTACTTGGCTATGACCCGGCTATGGCTCAATGGCAGGGGACCAAGGAGGTCCACCTATCCAGCGGTCCCGACGTTGCCGACCCTGTTGCGGTCAACTACTTTCACAAATTAAACCCCGAAGAATGAGAACCATTACCCACCTTGTCGTCCATTGCACGGCTACCCCGAAGAACACGACCATCGCATCCATCCGCAAGCATTGGAAGGAAGCCCTTGGATGGAAGTCGGTCGGCTACCATCGGATCATTGATTCGACTGGGAACGTAACGGTCTTGGCTCCTGATTCGGCCATCACCAACGGAGTGCAGGGGCATAACGCTACGAGCCTTCATGTGTCCTACATTGGAGGCAAAGACAAAGATGACCGAACTATCGGGCAGCGTCAAGCGATTGCCGTGGTGCTTCTCGATTGGCTTAAGAAGTACCCTACCGCTCGGATATGCGGACACAGGGACTTTCCGGGTGTAACCAAGGCCTGTCCCCAGTTTAACGCTGAAAAGGAATACGGCTACCTATACCTGACCGCTGCCGGTGTAGAACCTGTCGCAGGGGGCGAAGGAAGCAAAGACCTGTAATTCGGGACCTCTGCGGTCCTTGCCCACAAAGCGTCCTGCTTCGAGGCTCATCCAATATCCGCCCAAAGGCTTCGGGCCTCTTCCACGCTCAACGTGAAAGCCCATGTAACCGTCGGCCCATTCTTCTTTGTACGTTGCCGTCCTGACTTGGTGAACAGGCTTTTGAAGAATTTGGTGGGTGTTTCGCACATAACGGTTGACGATGTTTTGGTGATAGTATAGTTCGTGAACGTGGCCCTGCCAAGTGCAGTCGTAGCCTTCAATGCTCGCAAGGATCCGTTGGTCTTGGATGACTCCCTTCGTTACAGGTCCACCACCTCCTGACCCGTGATAGTAGTGCATCACGAAGTTGCAGCGATGGTCATTGTCGTAAACCATCTTGAAGTCAAGCACCCCGCCATAGCCCCCGACTTGAATGTCGGTCTTGCAGGTGTGGTTGAGGATTGTGGCAAAGCGAAGGAGTATGTCCGTTTCTTGGTGTTGGATGATAGACGTTTCGTGGTTCCCGTAGCCAAGGACCAGCAGGAGGTCCGCATAGGGGCGGAACCATTCGACGGCCGTGTCAACGATGGAGTCAAGGTATCGCCCGTTGTTGTGTTCGGGTCGGATGTCGTCCTTGGACCTGCGAGGGTCGCCCTTGCCTTGCATTAAACAAAAAAAGTCCCCATTTACGAGGACTTTCGCACCCCTGCGTCTTGCTTCTTCGAGGTGGTTGGTTAACAAGGCCCTGTCGCACTTGGGGTTGTCCCAATGCAGGTCGGAGAGCAAAAGAAATTCTTGGGTTCGTCCGCACTCGATGGCGTGGACGTTTTTGGAATGCTTGGTTACTTTCATACGAGGTTTTTAAGTTTGGCATTCTCGGCTTGGAGGGAGTGGATGGTGTGTTCCATTTCCTCAAGTCGTTGACGCAAACTTACGACCTCATTACGAAGTTGTGTTAATTCTTTGTTTTGGGACTCGCTGGTAGCCTGCCACATAGCCAAGACGGCCTGTGCTTGACGAACTTGCAGGGAGTCCGATTCTACACGGCCTTTGGTGAACCAAGCGACCGCTCCACCGACGATTGCAGCAACGCTCCCGACGATGGTGGTTTCGATTAGGTTCATTACTTGTTCGGCTCGCCCTTTGTTTTATCCAAGGCCATCCAACCTACTGAAAGCAAGGTCAATACGGAACCGATAATTTCGGTGAGAGTGGCTGCATCGATGATGCCTTTGGCGACGAGGGTTCCACCGATAAAGGTCAAAAGGTGGCGAAGGAGTGCGATGACTGCTGATTTCATAAAAGGGAGTTTTGGGGTTTCGGGTGTTTCGGGGTTGCGTTTGCGGAATAATCTCATTTGCTCTTGGGTTTGTTGGCGTTGTAGTCGGCTTCGTATTGTTCCTCCCAACCTGCAAAGGCGTGAACTCCGCAGGGTTCGGGCCACACCACAAATGCGGCGAGGTCTTTGGGGCAGGTGTCGTGGAATAGTATGTCCACCGCAAATTCGGGGCGGGTCTTGATGCAGTTTCCTTCCGCATCGGTAGCGGCGCAGAGGTGTCCGAGCGGCACGGCGAAGTCCAGCGGTTGCAGGGATGCGAGCAACTTGTCAGCGGTGGCCTTGTCGGGGAAGGCGAACTTGCGGAAGGTGGGCATTACAATGTGGTCAGCGTTGCGAGTTCAGCGTTGGTGAGGCGGGTGGTGTAGAGGGCCACGGCACGGATGCGGTCGTTGAATGGGTCGCCAGTACCTGAACTGAAAGCATTTGCTCCAATCCTACACGCTGTTAATGATGTTGGAAAACTCACGGAATTCGTAGAAGTTCCCGCTAATGAGCCGTTAATGTATAACGCATAATTGCCGTTAGTATATCCAAGGGCGATTTTATGTACTCCAACGGCCAACGCTGAACTCGTTATTATTGATTCAAGTGAGCCATTGGCTCGACGGATTGTTACTGTGATTTGTCTTGATGAATTTCTAAAAACAATAATAAAATCAGTAGTAGAATTATTGTCTAACCCTAAAACAGCCGCAGTAACCGAGTTGCGAATATCCACTTCCGCATAAATCGTCCCCTCCGTCTGCCCGATGGACCCGCTGACCGCTCCGCTTACCGAGATGACATCTGCGCTTCGGCTACCCGTGCCTGCGGTGGTGGGGATGACTGATGTGGCCACCGAGCCCGTTTCCATCTGCGGATAACCGATGCGGACGGTGAAGTTGTAAGCCGTTCCGCTTACCAAGCCAAAAGAGATGCGGGACTGCACTCTTGCAACCGTTCCTCCACCCGATAATGTTCTTGTAAACGAAAATCGGTTTAAAGTGGAGGTTAGCGTTAGGTCGGGGCTGTTCCCCGATGCAACAAAAACCCCACCCGATGTTCGCTCCACGGTGCTAAGGCGCAAACCCGTGTACGGGACTGGTGCTGAAATTGACTTTAAAAAACAACTATTGGTCCACACTTGGCCGTTGGATGCAACGGTTTGAGTGGGGGATTCAAAATTTATGAGGGCTTCTGTTGCGTTTGCAGTTCCGCTTAACCTTATGTCAATATACTGAACGCCATTTTCAGCACCAAGAGCAATAACGCTGCGGGTCAGTCCCGCCAAGGTTTCGGTCCAGTTTGTCGGCAAAGTTCCAGGCGTTCCCGTGACCGCATTCGTGTTTGAGTTGTTGCGTATTTCATTTGTCGCAGCGGGTTCTACCAAAAGAGCGGGACATCCCGTGACAAATCCGCTGACCGAATAGTCCAAGCGGGGGATGCCCGATGCTACGGATTCAATGGCTCCTGCCGAGTTCAGCCTCGTCGCAGTCGTGTTACGGGTAACGGTGAAGTCCCCCGCCCCGCTGGTTGGGATTTGGGAATACAACTTGCCCGTCTTGAATCGAGCAGGGACGATGAGTAGTGAAGGCGTGGGCATTCTTAGAAGTTAAATAGAATAGCAAATCGGGCTTGCAGGCAACCGCTGACGGCGGCCTCTGCCGCTGCTGCCCCGTCGGTCGTAGCACGGGCATTGAAGGCATCCCACGCAAGTTCTGCGGGGGTCTTGCCCATGACCATTGAACGGGGGTATCCGTAGCCGTAGCCGATGAACATCGCTTACAGGAATGTATATCCGATGACGCTACCAACCGATGGAGTGACGGCAGTAATCTTCCCGCCGTTTCTTCCGCTGATGACGATACCAGCAGACACGGACTTGCCGCTCAATGCGTAAGCGGTGAGCAGGTCTTCGCCACCTGTACCCGTGAGGGTCGTGAAGGTTGCGGCGGCATTCACCACGATGAAGTCAAATACTTGGCCCGATACAGCAGCGTCCACGAATCGCATGGAACCGCCCTGTCCGAGCATTTGTTGAAGAATAGGAGTTGGCATTTTATTGGGGTTGCTTGTATTGGTAAATGTAGGTTAGGTCGGAATTTCACAAATGCTGTGGCTATACGGCAGTTGGAACGACAAGGTAGCCACCCACCCCGCCGTGCGGTCGTCACGGCTCTCCACAAAGCGAGTAAGCGATACGGAGGTACTTAGCGTCCACTCTTGCGTCGGGTCGTTTGTAAGGGCTGAAATGAAGTCCTGTGCGATTTGCAGTTGGTCGCTCAAAACCTCGTCTTCGTTGTCTTGCCAACCCAGCGTCGGGCTGCCCGAAACCACTCCGCCCATCGGCTTGATGGACTCCACCCTGTCGCTAAAATAGACACCGACCACAAGGTCCAAAGTACCAGCGTCAGTACTTGCAGACTGAACATCTGCAAAAACGAGCGGATAGACGATTCGCTCACGGCTTGGGGTTCGCAGGTTGATGGTGTTGTCCGTGCCGATTGCAAGCGGGTCGCCCGTCCCGAAGGAGTTGACCTGTGGATGAGCATTTGCAAGGTCCAGCAGGGCTTGCTTGATTTTTATCCATGACATAAGTCTGCAGTTTCAGTATGTTTTTTTTGTGTGCGCCCATCGTCAGCAGTCATTACACGCCCCGAATTGTCCGTAGGGGTAGGGGTAGTCAAGGTTGCTGATTCCCATCCTCCTGTTGCGGTCCAAGACCATCCCGGTGCGGTAGTTGGTAGCGTTCGGGTAGATGGTATCCAACGCAGACGGAGGCGAGTTCCACAAGGGATAGGAGTTGCGGTTCTCCATGAGGTAGCGAGTAATCCGCTCGGAATACCACTCGGCATCGTTCTTGACCTTATCGGTCAGCCGGGTGATTTCTTCCATGCTCATTTGGGAACTTTCCTCGCTCGTTCTACGGACCATGCCCTTGTTCATGTATTTAAAGGCCAACACCATGGGCAACTCGTAGTAAAGCCACTGAATCATAGCAGGCTGAATGTAATCCTCCAGCAGCGTTTGGTTGAGTGCAGACGTTGAACCGCTGACCACTTGGGTAATCAATTCCCCGTAGAGTGCAGAGCCAACGATGGGCTGAATCCGCATCTCCTGCACCTTGACAACCGTTGGACGGATTTGGGTGTAGGATACGTTCTCGTTTATGATGCTATTGTCAAGCAGCGTTTCTTCGCTTATGAATAGTGCCTTCATGCCTTGCTGATTTTATTGCCTTTACGGATTACCAACTGCTGCTCCCATACGTGCCTGCATTGGGGGCGATTCACTCCGCTGGGCGTGTGATACCAACCGCCTCTGCGATTCCATACGGAGTAGCCCATTATCGCACTAATCCCGTCGATGTCCTCCCTCGTGTAAACCTTGCCCTGCCCGGCCAAGTCAAGCATGACCTTGCAGAACTCACGGCTGGAGCCTTTGTCCTTGTTGCTGAATCCCGTGGCCCATGCGTACTTGTAGCGGACCTCCAGTACAGGCTCTGCAACTTCCTTCACGTTCTTGGGTAGGTTCTGCTCTGCAATCTTGTCCACGGCCCGGCTGATTGGGTAGCGGTCCTTGGTAATCAAGTAGGCGACTCGCTTGGCGACCTTGGCTTTACTCACCCCGAACTCCTTCGCCATTTCTTCAACCGATGCGTCCCGGTTCTTCTTGCGGTAGGCTTCAATCTTGAGGTCCAACTCTTTCTCTTCCTCTCCCAGTTCGGCAAAGGCCAAGCGGATGTTTTCGTCTATGTTCGCATCGAACCGCATCGGCTTCGAGTGCATCACATGATAATCGTCTGCATGGCTTCCGAACTTACTCGCAACCACTTCCAAGACCTTGAACTCTTCGTCGCCCCATCCGTAGTCCTCGTCGTCTTCCTCGCCCCATTGAGGCTCGCTAAACTCTTGGGACTGCACTCCGAGCATCGTGTCAATCTCTTGGGCAGATAGGCCGAAGCCGGCTGACAACATCGTCCGAGCCATTTCAAGAGTGATTTTCTCCTGCATATACTGCCTGACAATACGCATCAGGTTTTGATACTCACGGCCCGACAACTTCTTGATGTTGTCGTTGCTCTGCAAGGCTTCAACGGCTTGCGGTTGCTCGTCGGGTTGGGGATTAGGTCCAACCACGTCGGCAGGCTTTTCCAAAGGTTGCAGACCCGCTTTTTCCCTCAATTCGTCTTGGGTCATTATCTGCAAAAGGGCTTGTTCGCTTAGTCGCTCCGTGATAGGCTCAACGGGGATAAGTTCCATACCTTCCACGCCATTAAAGGATCCCAAATAATTGATCATCCGCTCCACTTTGCGCACCCGGTCGTTGACGTAGGTCGCTTTGAATAGTTCGTAGGCCTCGACCAATTCGTTGCGTCCACCTAATTGGCCTTCGGTCTTGACCCCGAATAGCATGGGGTTGGTTACACGATGCGCGATGAATATCTCTTGCTGGATGGCCTTGTTCAGTATCTCAAACTGCTTGTCCATGTCGCTCGGAGTGAGCGGTTCAAGCGTCGGAGCCTTGGCTGCATCGTCGTTGAAGGTTACAACAAAGCGACCAGCGTTGTCGGTTCCTGAAAACTTGCGTTTGATTTGCCTCTCGATGTCGCCCTGTTCTTCGGGGGTCGGGATGCCGTTGTTGAAGTTTATCAAGTAACCGCCCCAAAAGTTGTTGCGCAGGTTGTTGTTGTGAAAGTTCGCCACTTGCACGTCTGCCTCAATCCAAGCGTTACCTCCGATGTATTCCGGCAAAGGATAGTGCTTCACGCCTGCTGCGTACACACGATAGTAGAACAACTGCTTGCCGAGGCGATTCTCCGGGTCGAATGCAGGAATCTTTTCGATGTCCCCGACCTTGGGAAACAACTGCATCATGTCATCGTTGTACCAGTCCGCCACTTGAAACATCTTCTCCTCTTTGTCAACCCTGATTTTCTCAAACGGAATATGCTCCATCTTGGCGATGGTCCCAAGTTTGGACCAAGTAACCGCAACCGCAAAGCCGTTGAAAATCTCCAAGTCCAAGACCAGTTTCTCGGTGATGTCGTTCAGATCCTCCGTGCTGGAAAGTCCGTCGAAGAACTTGATGAACCGGGCTTGTTGTTCTACGGTCAAGTCATCCCCTGCCTGCCATCCACCGCCCATGATGTAGTTCACCTTGCCATTCACGATAGCGTTGTGCTTGCTGCTTCTGCGATAGTTGTCCAGCAGATAGTAGGGGTATTCGTTCGCAAAGCCGTAGGTGATGTATTTGCCGGAGCGATTCTCCAGCATTACAGGGACCTTATGCTCTATCCCCAACCATTGAGTGAAGTGTTGAGTAGACTTGCTCATAGCGTTACTGCGGTAAAGTTGAGGGACTGAAT